GTGAGATCTTATATGAAAACCAGATATTTCCAAGTGAAGTAAATCCATTCTACAATGATAAAATGCCTCTAGTATTTAATATGATAGAGAGAAATGGGTTAAAAATAGATAATGACATATTTAATGAATACTTCGATAACCCATCTAAGGATTTTATACATACTAGATATAATTTAAATACACTAACAACCAGGCCATCTAATTCTTTTAAAGGAATTAATTTCGCTGCATTAAATAAAGAAAATGGAGAAAGGAAATGTTTTATACCAAGGAATGATATTTTTATTGACTTGGATATTAGCGCTTACCATCCTAATCTTTTGGCTAGGGTCATTGATTATAAATTTGATGATGAGGATATTCATGAAGCCTTTGCTAAAATGTATGGAGTGGATTATAAGAAAGCTAAGGAATTGACATTTAAGCAGATGTATGGGGGGGTATTTAAGCAATATGAACATCTTGAATTCTTCTCTAAAGTAAAGAAATTCACAACAGAACTTTGGGAAACCTTTAACAATGAGGGAGAAATAATTTGCCCAATTTCAAATTATAGATTTAGGAAAGATAATTTGGAAGATATGAATCCTCAAAAGCTTTTAAATTATTTTCTTCAAAACTTGGAAACCTCAAATAATGTTATTATATTATGGAAAATATTAAAAGTTTTAAGAGGAATGAATACAAAATTAGTATTATATGTCTATGATTCTTTCCTATTTGACTATGATAAAAACGAAAAAGAAGTTATGTATAAAATAAAAGATATTTTTGACAGTCATAACTTGAATATAAAAGCCAAAAAAGGCAAAAATTACAATTTTTAAATAAAAGTTATGAACATAAGTCCCCCAGAAACATCACATATGTATCATCAGTATGACTTTGAGTCTGAAATTGATATAAATTCGATGAATAATAGATTGTTTTGCACCTTCACTACTCTTGATGAAATGGATAATTTAATAGAGAGAGTACAAGAAAGATATGATATCCTATATAATAAGATTTTCGCATTATATATAAAAAGTAATAATGAATATGTTATTACATACAATGTTGACCAAGGTAACATCAACCAAATCCCAGAAAATACTATATTAGTACATAGAAAAAAAGATACTAATACATTATATACAATAAATGCCTTAAATGAGTTAATAAAATCATTAAATGGTGGGGTTGTAGACACAAAATTCCCTATTGATTGGCAGCATTATAGAAATTGTGTGCTTCTAACTCAACATAATGAAATTAAGCAACTAAATACTAAGATATTTAAAATAGTTGATTTATAGGGAGTTAAAAAAAGATTTGGCCTCTTAATAAGAGTTAGTTAAATTTAGTTATAAATAAAAATAAAAGTTGTATTATGGATTTAAACATGATTAAGAGCAAGTTAGGCTCACTACAATCTAACTCCACAAAATCAAAAGGAGAAAAGATTGACTACACAAAGATTTATTGGAAACCTAAACAAGAAGGTAAGACTCAAGTGAGAATTATTCCTTCAAAGTTTAATAATGATTGGCCATTCCAAGAAGTTCAACTCCATTATGGGTTTGATAAGTTTGCAATTTATTCCTTGAGTAATTGGGGTGAAGCTGATCCAATTGTTGAGTTCTCAAAGAAGTTACGAGAAACAAATGAAAGTGACAATTGGAAATTAGCTAAAAAAATTGACCCTAAAATGAGAATTTTTGCTCAAGTAATTGTTAGGGGAGAAGAAGACAAAGGAGTTCGTCTATGGGAATTTGGTAAAAACATCTACCAAGCATTATTAAGTTTAGCAGATGACCCAGATTATGGTGATTACACAGATATCAATGAAGGAATTGATTTCACAGTAGAAGCCAAATATGGTGATGTTGGTGGTAGACAAGTTTTATTGTCATCAATTACTCCAAAAAGAAAATCTTCACCATTAAGTGATGATGCAGATCAGATTAAGGGATGGTTGGAAAATCAAAACAATATCTTAGATATGCAAGAAAGATTTAAGAGAAGTTATGATGATATTAAAAAGTTATTAACTCGATTCATCAATCCTGAAGCAGAAGCAGAAGAAGGAGAAATCATTAAAGAAAAATCATCTGATTTTGATAAGGACACTACAGATGACCCAAAATCAAATTATAGTTTATCTAAAAAGGACACTAAAGCTCCTGTAGATAAGTTTGACAAGTTATTCGATAAAAAGAATGATGATGAGGATGAGGATGATGATTTACCATTTTAATTAATAAGAAAGTATGGCGAAAAGTAAAAAAACTTTATCGGAGGCAGTCTCTAAAGAACTTAAATCCGGTTTCAATATGGAAAGTTTTAAGACTAAGAAGGGATTAACTTCTAGTGTTAAATTCAAAGACCAAGAATGGATACCACTTTCACCAGCCTTCACAGACGTATTATCAATACCAGGAATCCCCTTAGGACATATAGTTCTCCTAAGGGGTCATTCCGACACAGGTAAAACAACAGCTTTGCTAGAAACAGCAGTTGCATCTCAAAAACGAAAAATCTTACCAGTATTTATTATTACTGAGATGAAATGGAGTTGGGAGCATGCTAAAATGATGGGTCTTGAAGTTGAGGAGGTAGTGGATGAAGATACAGGTGAAATAATCGATTATAAGGGTAATTTCCTTTATGTTGATAGAGAAACAATTCATTCAATTGAGGATGTAGCTGGTTTCATTCTAGATATGATAGATGAACAGAAGAAAGGTAACTTACCTTATGATTTAATGTTCTTATGGGACTCAATAGGCTCAGTTCCTTGTGAAATGTCTATTAAGTCTAATAAAAATAATAATGAGTGGAATGCAGGTGCCATGTCAACTCAATTCGGTAACAGTGTAAATCAACGCATTACATTGTCCCGTAAGGAGTCATCTAGATATACAAACTCACTAGTTTGTACCAATAAAGTATGGGCAGCTAAAGCAACATCACCAATGGGTCAACCCAAAATGATGAATAAAGGAGGCTTTGCTATGTGGTTTGATGCTACATTTGTAGTAACATTTGGAAACATAGCTGATTCTGGAACTTCTAAAATAAAAGCAATTAAAGACGGCAAACAAGTAGAATTTGCTAAAAGAACAAATGTTCAGATTGATAAAAATCACATCAACGGAGTCCAAACACGAGGTAAAATTGTCACAACACCCCATGGATTTATAAATGATAGTGATAAGGATCTCAAAGATTATAAAACATCCCACACTAAGGAATGGGCTGAGATTTTAGGTGGTGGAGACTTCACAATTATTGAGGAAGAAGAAGCTGAGATCAATGCTGAAACATTCATAAAAGAGCCAGAATAGACTATGGAAAAGAAGGATTTAATGAAACTCTTGGATGGAATCCAAGAGGATGGGGATAATACTCCTAAAGAAAAAAGGATAATTTTAATAGACGCCCTAAATCTATTTTTTAGAAACTTTGCAGTAATCGGAACTCTTAATAGTGATGGAACTCATGTAGGTGGTCTAGGAGGATTTTTTAGATCTTTAGGAGCATTAATTCGAAACTTAGAAGCTGATCAAGTGTATGTAGTTTTTGATGGGATTGGAGGTTCAAATAATAGAAAAAATCTTATCCCCGAATATAAATCCGGAAGGAGTGTTTCAAGGATAACTAATTGGGAGGTTTTTGATTCGGTTGAAGACGAATCAAACTCCCAAATAGATCAAATTGTTAGAATAGCTCAATATTTAAAGACACTTCCTGTAAAGACAGTATCTATAGATAAAGTTGAAGCTGATGATGTTATAGCGTATGTTGGGGAAGAGTTATCCCATGACCCAAACAACAAAATCTTTATTGTATCTAGTGATAAAGATTACTTACAATTAGTTAAAGATAATGTAATTGTATACAGACCTATAGAGAAGAAATACTACACCCCAGCAACAGTATTAGAGCAATTTGGTTGTCCAGCTGACAATTTTATATTATATAAATTGTTGATGGGAGACTCCTCAGATAAAATTGAGGGAGTGAAAGGATTAGGCCCTAAAAAACTATATAAATTCTTCCCAGAATTAAAAACTAGTGGTTTAAATCTAAAAGGATTATTAGAAATAGCAGAAAACAAACTAAAAGAACACATTATATATGCCAGATTATTAAGTGACCCTCAGGGGTTAAAAAATAAATATAAAATTATGGATCTAAGTAAACCCATGATAGATGAAAATGACATCAAATTCTTAGATCAATTTATGATAGAGCCAACACCAAAGTTTCATCCTCAAATATTCATGAAAATGTACAACCAAGACAATTTAGGAAATTTGATTAGAAATGTAGATGTGTGGTTAAAAGAACGTTTTGAAAAATTAGTATAATATGACTCTACAATCAATAGACCAATATGGTCCACAATTTCAAACTAAAGTAATAGCTTCTTTACTTACCCATAAAGATTTTCTTGTAAACATACATGATATCTTAGATGAGTCAACCTTCGGGAATCAAGCACATCAATGGATTATAAAAGAAATACTTGCTTATTATACCAAATACCATACAGTCCCCAGTATGGACGTTTTAAAGGTAGAACTCCAAAAAATAGATAATGAGGTTTTACAATTATCCATTAAAGAAAAATTAAGAGAAGCATATAAAATATCAAATGATGATGCTGAGTATGTTATTGAAGAATTTTCAACATTTTGTAAGAATCAGCAATTAAAGAAAGCATTACTATCATCAGTAGATTTATTAAAGGCTGGAGATTATGATTCAATTAAATTTATGATTGAGAATGCTATGAAGGCCGGGCAAGATAAAAACATGGGTCATGAGTACAATAAAGATGTTGAATCAAGATATAGAGAAGATAATAGAGTAACTATTCCTACACCATGGACTACTATAAATGATATGTTACAAGGTGGATTAGGAAATGGAGATTTTGGTTTAATATTTGGCAATCCAGGTGGTGGTAAATCATGGTCTTTAGTTGCATTAGGGGGATTTGCTATTAAGATGGGTTATAATGTTTTACATTACACTTTAGAATTAGGTGAAGATTATGTTGGAAGACGATATGACGCTTTCTTTACTAAAATAGCAGTTAATAAAGTTCTTGAGAATAGAGATAAAGTTGAGGATGCTGTAGAAAGTTTGCAAGGTGAACTAATCATCAAAGAATTTCCAACAGGTCGTGCAACTATTAACACAGTTGAAGCACATATTGCAAAAGTTAAAAGCCTCGGAATTGAACCAGATTTAATTATTATAGATTATGTTGATCTCCTTTCATCAAAACGAAAATCTACTGACCGTAAGTTTGAAATTGATGATATTTATACCAGCACCAAGGGATTAGCCCGAGAATTAAACATACCTATTTGGAGCGTATCACAGGTTAATAGGGCAGGTTCTAAAGATGATGTTATTGAAGGAGATAAAGCAGCAGGTTCATATGATAAAATGATGATAACCGATTTTGCAATGTCTCTATCACGGAAAAAAGAAGATAAAGTTAATAATACAGGAAGATTCCACGTAATGAAAAATAGATATGGGATGGATGGAATTACTTACCTGTTAAAAGCTGATACTTCAACTGGACATTTTGAGATTACTGACGAGTATGATGAAGATGACAACCCAACACCCGTAAATAACTCACAAGGTTTTACTAATATAGATAGTGTTGATAAAAAAACACTAAAAAAGAAATTTTTCGAATTAAACACTTAAAAAACAAATTAAATGAGCAGTAAAGGTAAAGAATTCATCTCTAACTTAAAATTATATAGTGATTATTTAAAATATGATGATGATTTAAATAGGTATGAGACCTGGAATGAGGCCTGTGATAAGGTTTTAAATACCCACACCTTAAAATATGGTTCTAAAATAAATAATTATTTAGATGAAATTAAAGATTCTTATTACAATAAAGAATTCCTAGCATCACAACGTAACTTACAATTTAGGGGAGAAAATATATTAAAAAATAATGCTAGACTTTATAACTGTTGTGTAACTTATGCTAACTCACCAGATGTATTTAATAGAGGTTTATTTGTATTATTAGCAGGGACTGGTTTAGGAGTTTCATTAAAGAAAAAATTTGTATCTCAACTCCCACCCTTAACACAAAGAAAGAGAGGAACTAAATTATTCACAATTCCAGATTCAGTTGAAGGTTGGGGTGAAGCTGTTAAAGTATTAATTAGTTCATATTGTCGTCATAAATCATTATATAAAGAATTCAATGGATACAATATTAAATTTGATTATTCTTTAATACGTCCTAAAGGAGCTATGATTACTGGAGGTTTTAGAGCACCAGGAGCAGATGGGTTGAAACAATCTTTGGAGAGAATCGAAATGTTATTAAATGAAAATTTAGGAGAAAAAGATTCAATTGTTTTTAGATCAATCCTGGTATATGATATATTCATGCATCTTTCTGATGCTGTACTAAGCGGAGGAGTTAGAAGATCAGCTATGGATGTAATCATAGATGAGGATGATGAAGAAATGATTAATGCAAAAATGGGTAATTGGAGACAAACTCACCCATGGAGAGCAAGAAGTAACAACTCAGTAGGTTTAATGCGTAATAAATTTACCAAAAAACAATTTGAGGCTCTTGTAGAGAAAAATGAGGGTGATAATGATTTAGGATTTGTTTTTATGTCTCATGAAGATGAGATGTTCAACCCATGTTTTGAAATTGGATTTAATTTCTATGAAAAAATAAAACATTTAAAAGAATCAGTATTTCAATTTTGTAATTTAAATGAGATTAATGCCTCATCATGTGTTGATGAAAAAGGTAATTTTAGTGAAGATAAATTCTATAAACTTTGCAGAATAGCATCAATTTTAGGAACATTACAAGCTGGATATACTTCCTTCCCATATCTAGGAAAAGCAACGGAAGATATAATTTCAGGTGAATCACTACTAGGGGTATCAATTACAGGTTGGATGACTCGACCTGAATTATTTAATGAGGAAATTCTTAAAAAAGGCGCTCAAATAGTAAAATCAACCAATCAAGAAGTTGCTGCTTATATAGGAATCAACCCAGCAGCTAGAACTACTACAGTCAAACCATCCGGAAATGCTTCAGTAATTTTACAAACATCCTCTGGAATCCACCCAGAACATTCTAAGAATTATTTTAGAATTATGCAGTTAAATAAAGATAGTGAAACTGCTAAATGGTTAGAAGAAAATAAACCAGAAATGATTGAGGATAGCGTTTGGTCAAGTACAGGTACTGATTATGTTGTATATTCACCTTGTGAAAATGAAGATACCTCAATCTATAAAGAAGATATGCAAGGTATCAAACATCTTAAATTAATAGAACTAGTCCAAAATTCATGGGTTAAAGAGGGTAAGACCAAAGAATTATGCTACAATCCACTAACAGAACATAATGTAAGTAATACAGTTATTATAGATGACCAAAAGGAAATCGTAGATTATATTTTCAATAATCAAGATAACTTTACAGCAGTATCCTTCTTATCACAGTATGGGGATAAAGACTATGAGCAAGCACCATTCACATCTGTTCTTAAAATGGATGAACTCATAAAAAAATATGGTGAGGGTGTGATTTTCATGTCTGGATTGATTGTTGATGGATTGCATTACTTTGATCAAAACTTATGGAAAGCTACAACTCACATATTAAATAAAGATCTCCCCTTAGAAGGAACTAGACAACAAGTACTTCTACAAAAAGACTGGATTAGACGAGTTAAAAAATTCTCAAATAATTATTTTAAACGAGATCTAAATATGACTGTTTATTGTATGAAAGATGTTCATCTATTACATAAATGGAATAAAATATCTAAAGGGTTCAAATTAGTAGATTTTACTGAAATATTAACAAAACCCCAATACACAGATATAGACACAATGGGTGCCATAGCATGTGCTGGAGGACAATGTGAAGTAGTATGATAAACTATAGTTACTTAGGGGTTAAATGTTGGATTTATACTTTACATTTAAATAAAAAATAAATATTAAGGGGGGCGATTGTTTTTCCCCCCTCAATATTTATCATCAATGGAACAATACATAATCCCAATCTTAACTGCTATCATAGGTGTAGCTGGAACCCTAATAACAATTTGGTATAAACATAAACTTAGTTTAAAGAAAGTAGAAAAAGAAAAAGACCAGGATTGCCCCATTACATCATGTTTAGTAGAAGATGAATTAATAAACGATAGATTAAAGGAAATATTAGAGGACCTTAAATGTGATAGAATAGCTATATTTTCATTTCATAATGGAGGAAAATACTACTCAGGTAAATCCGTCCAAAAAATGTCAATGTCTTATGAGCAAGCCGATAGTGGTATATCAAGCCTAATTCTTGAAAAACAAAACATCCCAGTATCTGCTTGTATATCAACTTTAAAACCTCTAATGAAAAACGGAGAATTTGGGCATGCTGACACTAAAAACTACCCAGAAGGGTTATGTAAACATTACTTAAAAGTTGATGGTGTAAAGTCTACATATAACTGGTCTATAATTGATATAAATAATAATATTATAGGCTTTTTGAGAGTGGATTATGTTAAGAAGAAAACAATATTAGAAGAAGAGAATCAAGAAAAACTAAAACAATTCTCTCTACAACTCCCTGGGTATCTAATGAAATAAACGCAATAATAATTAAATTCCTTCACTTATGAAAATACTATTAAAAATTAAGAATTGGTTTATTAATATCCAGTGGTTTATAAAAGAAGTAGGGAAAATTTATTCAACTGAAAATTCATATTTTTCCAAAAAAAGAATTGAATCTGGAATTGCTTTTGTGGTTGGTCAATGGGGGATGGTTTATTTCCTTCTCCAAAACATAAATGTAATGTCGTCATCTGATTTAGCAATATGGGCCGGAATTCAATTCGCAATAGCCGGTTACTTAGTAAATCACATCCAAAAAGAAAAAACAAAATAAGGTAGAAGCTCTTACTATAAAGGAGGTAAATGGAATTACATTTATTGATAAAAAATCCTTGTTTATTTAATTCATTTTTTATATATTACTCAATATGAATAAGAAATTACTCTCATGGTTACTCCTAATCTGTGCTTTAGGTTTATCCTCAACAGCCGCTTATTATAGTGTAGTAGGTTTATCTATTGTATTTGCAGGAGTAGCCATCCCAGTTATTATTATGGGTTCATTTTTAGAAGCATCTAAACTTGTAATTGCTACTTACTTACATAATCAATGGAAAAAAACCTACTTTGGGCTTAAATTCTATTTAACTTTATCTTTAATAGTTTTATCAATTATCACTTCTATTGGTATTTACGGGTTGTTAAGTAAAGGATTCCAATCCAATATTACTAAGATGGAAATTGATTCTAAAAGGGTAGCTAATGTCGAGGTAAAGAAAGATCGATTTATAGAAACTAAACAAGAATATGTTGTTGAAAAACAAAACATAGATAGTGATGTATCTCAACTTAGAGAAGCCCTAGCAACAGGAACTCAAACCCAATATAAAGATAGAGAAACTGGTCAAATAATTACTGTAAATTCTTCTAAGGCTCGTAAAGTATTTGAAAAACAGTTAGAAACAGCTTTAGAAGATAAAAATATTATATCCACTAAAATAGAGGCTCTTAATGACAGCATCACCAGACTAGAAATAGGTATTTTAGATATGGAGGTGGATAATGAAGTAGGAAATGAACTTGGAGTGATTAAAGCTTTTAGTGAACTAACAGGTTGGTCATTGCAGGCCGTTGCAAATCTATTTATTCTAATCTTAATATTTGTATTTGATCCACTTGCTATTACATTAATAATAGCTACGAACCAATCATTTAAAGACAGCAAGCCTAAGAAAAATATGTATGGTGAACCTAAATTTGAAGAACATATAATACACCAAGACCCAGAAGTAACACCTCCCCCAAAAATAGAGAAACTTGTTGAAGAATATAAAAAACCTATTCCTCAATCACCTCATCCAAGTAATCTTAGACTTACTCCTGAAGAACAAATCAAATCTCTACAAAATCAAATAACACTTATTCAAAATTCTAGTGTTAGTGGGAGGAAAAAAGTAGCTGCTATCACACCCCTCCAAAACCAAATCCAAACATTAAAATCCCAAATAGAAGGAAACCAAAAGACTTATTAAAGTTTGGCTTCTTAGAATAAATTACCTATATTTATTTAAAATAAAGGTATATGGGGTTTTATTATTACAATACAAAAAATTTATCTCTAGAAAGAGGGAACGTATTTAAACATCTTAGAAGAAATTATATATATTATATACTATTCATTATATTAGTAAGTTTATCATCGATTTACTTATTTAAAGCGTTATTTATTCCTGACATACCCCTCAAAGAAGTTAAGCTACTTAAAGATAAATACGAAAAAATCTTAATAGCAGAGACTCAAAGTGATTTTACAGAAGACAAATTCATATCCAAGATAAAAGAATTAAATCTTAAATACCCTCATATAGTCCTAGCCCAATCCTACATAGAATCAGGCACCTTTACTTCTAAAATATTTAGAGAGAATAATAATATGTTTGGTATGAAGCAAGCTAGAGTTAGAATAAATTTAGCTAAATCAACTCAATATAATCATGCTTATTTTAAAACATGGGAA